CTTGAACCTGTGACCTCCCGCACGTCAAGCGGATGCTCTACCAGCTGAGCTAATCGTCCAAACGGCACTAATTATTATATCCATTTGAGGACAGGCTGTCAATACTTATTTTGCTGTTTTGCTGGAAACGTAAGATAGTATATTAAATGCAGTAAAAAGTCGAAAGGATTTTTAACTGCATTTTATTTTATTTATGCCGGCGAGGCGGCGGGAAACGAGGTGAAAAAATGGGCAAATTGCGGTACCTGACCATGGAAGACAGACGATCCATCAAGGAAATGTGGGACGCGGACGAGAAAGTGGAGGTTATCGCGGTGCGGCTGGGGTTTGCGTCGTCTGTGATCTACACAGAACTGAGACGGGGATACACCGGGAAACTGAACGATAAATACCGGAAGGAGTATGACCCGGATCTGGCAGAGCGGACATTCCGGGCGAGCATCGCCGGGAGAGGCCCACGTGGACCGCGCAAGGCTGCGGCAGAATGAGCGTGGGGGACCTGAATACAAAAGGAGGGTGAAAGAATGCCTGGCTGTTGGCTGTGTGGAAAGAACGGGGCGGCGGATCCGCTGGACAAGCACCATATTTTCGGCGGGGCCTACCGAAAGAAGAGCGAGAAGTGCGGGCTGACTGTGTACCTGTGTCACAACAGCTGCCACCTGTTTGGGCCGGAGGCAGCCCACAACTGCCGGGAGACCATGGAGCGGCTGCACAAGTACGGACAGATGCTGGCCATGGAGCGGTTTGGGTGGACTGTGGAGGAGTTTGTGGCGGCATTCGGGAAAAATTACCTGGACGAGGTGGACCTGATGCCGGCTCAGGCGGAAACGGAGCGGAGCGAGGCCTGCCCGGCAGGGCAGGATGAGCAGAGCGGACTTTGCGACGACGTGACTATATCGCTGCGGAAGGAGCCGGGCAGCGAGTGCTTCAGCCGGAAGGTTGAGGCGTCCAGCGCGTCGGCGGCGCTGACCGGGCTTGCGGTGCTGATCCGGGAGTATGCGAAGCTGACCGGCGTACCGGTGCTGCGGGTGCTGGCCGTGCTGGCCGCCAGCATGACGGCGCCGGGAATCCGGGAAGAGAGCGAGAAAGGAGACGGTTAAGTTGAAAATTGTGCTGTTTCGGGACGGGCGAAAGGGGACGGCGGTATCCATCCCGGGTGATCGGGTGACAGCGGAGCTGACCGAGCTGCTGGGCGGGGAGATCTCGTTCCGGGCGTTTGGGCGGACGCTGGAGCTGGTGGAGAGAAAGGACGGAGAGGAAAAACAGTTGCCCATTCGCTACGCGCTGCACCAGTTGGGGCGGGAGCCGGAGCCTATTGCCGGGGACTGCGCGGTGGCGGCAGCCCGGCCGGACGGGAAACTCAGGGACGTCTCCCTGCGGGAACTGGACGCGGCGCTTACCTATGTGCGCACGGTGGGGGACGAGCGATGAGTATGGGGAAGGCGGTGGTCGCGGCAGGGTTCATTCTGCTGCTGGTGGTAGCCGTCGGAATATTGGACACTCCGCCGGAAGAGAACCGGGAGGCGGTTACCGCCGCATCCTACGCCGCCGCCCAGGCATACGAGCGGGAGATGGCGCGCCACGGAGACGAACTTGCGGCCCGGTGGGCATCAAAGCAGACGTTTGAGGAGGTGCTGGAACAGTGGGAGTGAAAGAAGAAGCGCGGAGCGCCCGGGAGCAGGCGGGTAAGACCCGAAGCGGAGCGAACGGACTGCAGCCCCCGGAGGGGGCGCAGGCCGGCGCAAACGGGGCCCCCGCAGAAGGCGGAACGCCTTTTGTGGGGAAAGGACGAGCAAGGGAGCAGCGCGAAGCCTGCCCGAAGGGCGGGAAGAGCGGAGCGGACTTTGCGACGACGGAGCGTGACAAGGTATACCTCTATCTGGTGAGGCACCCGGAGCTTGGAGAGACAGAGGCCCTGGCGGAAAACAGGCTGCGGGCCGTATGCGCTGCGGCTAAAATTTGGGGCGTCCCATGGACAAGCATTGCAACAGCCTGCAAGTGCGAAAGAGTGGAGAAAAGGGAGTGATGCGGTATGGTGGGACGGACAGATAAGCGGCCAGGCGCGGGGTTGATGCGGTTTGAGGTGTCCCATCCTGACTACCCGGCCGTGGAGGTGGCCAGCATCGGCGCGGACAGCGCCACGGTTGAAGCCGCCAGACAGTGGGGCGTGGCAGAGGACTGGGGAAAAATTGCTGCCTACTGCACGGTGAAAAAGCTGGGAAAGGCGAGAAAGCCCAGGTGCCGCCGGTGCGGCCGGGAGTTCGGGCGGCCGGGCGGAGCGGAGGCATACTGCCCGGATTGCGAGCAGGCCCTTGCACTGGTCCGGCGGGAGAAGGCCAACGTCAGGACACGAGACAGAAGGGCGGGATACAGAGGTGCGTAATCCAACATAGAGGCGAAGAAAAAATACGGTGGGTATTTATAAGGAGGCACCCATGAGGAACATGAAGAAAGAGAGCACGGAGCAGCGGGCTGTGAAGATCGCGGCGAAGGTCATGGTGGCGGCCGGGCTGTGCCGGTATGATACGCCCCTGAAGTGCGGGAAACCCCATGTGTGCGACAGTGTGTGCGATAAGTGCATCCGGGGCTGGCTGATGTCAAAGGCTAGGCAAGAGTTGAAACAGGAGGAGCTGGAGCGACTGGAGGTGAAGCACGATGGCAATTAAAAACTACACCACGACCATTGATGTGTACAAGAGCCTAGGCGAAATCCAGGGTAGCCTTGCCAGCCATGGAGCGCGGCAGATCATGGTGGACTATGATGGGGCCGGGCAGCCAATAGGCGTGATGTTCGGTATTGAAACGACGGCCGGGCCCCGTGGATTTGCTCTGCCAGCCAATGTAGAGGGGGTTCGGGCGGTATTCGCCCGTCAGAAGTTAAAAGCGGCTCCGGGGCAGGCAGAGCGCACCGCTTGGCGCAACGTCCGGGACTGGATTATGGCACAGATGGCTATTGTTGAGGCCGGGCAGGTGCAGATGGAGGAGGTTTTCCTGCCCTATCTGACCGATGGGCACGGCAGGACGTTATATCAACTTTACCAGGGCGGACAACTAGCTCTGGGGAGTGGGGAGGCGCTGAAAGATGGCAAGGCCGATTGATGCTGATGCGCTTATAAAGCGATTTACTGAAATTAAGGAGAGCGGCGTATCCCTGCGAGATGCTGTTTATTTAGATGGTGTCATGGCGGTTATTGATACTGCCTCCACCCTCTCCCCCTGGGTGAGCGTGGAGGAGAGGATGCCGGAGGATGATTTGCCGGAAGGGACTAATAGACTTCAAATTAAAGTTCTTGTGGCTATAAAGGCTAAAAATGGGTATACGGTAAGAACACAAAATCGGATCAGACAAGAACAGTCTTGGAGCAACAAAGAACCCTTTACAGCTTGGTATTGGAAATTTTCTCACGGAGAAGTCACCCACTGGATGCCCCTTCCCGCACCGCCCGGTAAGGACATTAATGTCCCTACCACCAAAGCGCCGAACGAGCCGCTGACGCAGGACGAGCTGCGGGAGATGGATGGGGAGCCGGTATTTGTGAAATGGACAGACAATCGAATATTGCCGCGCTGGTACATTGTCGGATGCTATGAATGGAACCTTATGGACTTTGAAGAATTTGAGGACTATGGTAAATGGCTCGCCTACCGCCGCCCGCCGGAAGGAGAGGCCAAATGAATACGCATTATGCTCATTGCGCCAACTGCCAGAGATACCAGCCGAAACAATCCATGCGTCCCATATACACTGCACATACCAGCAGTATGCCGCCTAAAATCCTGTGCTACCTGTGCGAAACCTGCTATTGGGGCCTGTTGGATTACCTGGGAGTAGAGGATGTATGTAAGTTTACATACCGCCGCCCGCCGGAGGGAGAGGAGGCGGCCATGCAGGTGTATGCTGGCCGCGAAACAGACGGAGGATGAGGATATAACCTTGAACGTAGCTTACAACATGGACTGTATGGCATATATGCAGTCTCTCCCAGACGGCGCTTTCGCACTTGCGGTGGTTGACCCGCCCTATGGACTGCCAAAAGACAGCTCCAACGGACGTGGCAAACTTAAAACCCGTACTTTTAACCGGGGAAATATTTCAACGTGGGATATAGCCCCCAAGGCGGAATATTTTGAAGAGCTGTTTCGGGTGAGCAGGAATCAAGTCATATGGGGTGGTAATTACTTTCCCCTCCCGCCATGCAGGTGCTTTCTTGTGTGGGATAAATTGCAGCCATTTCCGAATTTTAGCCGCTGTGAATATGCGTGGACAAGCTTCAATATGCCATCTAAATTATTTGCCTTTGACAACAGATACAGCGGCAAAATCCATCCTACGCAGAAGCCGATCACCTTATACGAATGGATATTTAGCCTCTGTGCCAAACCGGGGGACAAAATCCTTGACACCCATTTAGGCAGCGGCTCGAGCCGTATAGCGGCCTATGACGCTGGATTGGACTTTGTAGGGTGTGAGATAGACAAAGTCTATTTTGACGCGCAGGAGCAACGTTTTCAAGAGCACACAGCACAGGAAAATTTGTTTTTGCAGGGAGATATGCTACATGGATGACATCAAATTAGCCCTGCTCGGGTCGAAAGTTGTATGGAAAAGAAAATCCTTGATGTGACGTGTGGAGGACGATCTATCTGGTTCAATAAGCACCACCCAGCAGCGGTGTACTGTGATAAGCGTCGGGAACAGTATCACCACCTCTGGAAGAACGCCGGAAACTGTACGCTGGACATCAATCCTGATGTGGTATGTGATTTTACAGACCTGCCGTTCCCAAATAGGTCTTTTTCGTTGGTGGTATTTGACCCGCCGCACCTGACCGGCGCAAAGGAGACTGCGTGGCTGGTCAAAAAGTACGGGAAGTTGGACGATAATTGGCCCCAAATGCTCCACGATGGTTTCCAGGAATGTATGCGTGTACTCAAACCAGATGGGGTGCTCATTTTCAAATGGTCGGAGTATGACATCCCTGCGGCGCATGTCTGGAAAGCTATCGGGCAAAAACCGTTGTTCGGCCACCATAGCGGGAAACAGAGCCGTACTTTCTGGGCTTGTTTCATGAAGATGGAGGAGATGGAGCTGCTGGAGGAGATGGAATGAGCCTGACGATTTACGAAGTCTTGTGCAACGCACGGTACAACCTGGAAAACGCCGTATTTCCGTTTCAAATCGAGATGGCAAAAGAGCAACTTGCAAATGCCCTGGATGCCATTGACAATGGTAAAACCCTTAACGATGTGTGGGAGGAGGCACAGCCCAATGCGGCCGTCCCATACAAGCCCACCATCACCCCGCCGAACGAGGCCACATACCCGTGCGACCTGTGCGTGTATAACCCTCCATCAAGCCTGGATGGAAAACCTTGTACATATTGCCCTGCAACAGGCCGCCCGCCGGAGGGAGAGATATGAATCGCCGCAGACTGAGCAAACAGGAACGCCAGAGAATCTACGACAAAACAGCCGGACGCTGTGCCTACTGTGGGTGCGAAATTACCATACAGCAAATGCAAGTTGACCATCTTGCTCCTTTGTATAACGGTGGAGCTGATGACATGGCTAATTATCTCCCCGCCTGTAGGTCATGCAATCACTACAAAAGTACGCTCACGCTTGAGAAATTCCGCGCCGCATTGGAACGTATGCCCGACGTACTGGAACGCGATAGCGTCACATATCGAAACGCTGTACGGTTTGGGCTGGTAACGCCTACGCCGCGCCCTGTAGTGTTCTATTTTGAGAGCCGCCCGCCGGAGGGAGAGGAGGGACGGGGATGAGAGGGCACAGGCCGCCTACCCAAAACCTCCATGTGCAGCCGTGCTGGAGCTGCGCCAATGCGGTCCCGTCAGTGAGGACAGGCTGTCCGTGGAGTGAGCGGTTTGAGCCGGTACCTGGATGGGTGGCCAGGAGGCGTGTTGTCTCCAGGAGCAGAGGGACGTACTGCACATGGAAGATTATACAGTGTCCCCGGTATCGGAAAGGATAAGAAAATTGAGGATTGAGAAGCGCGGAGCGCCCGGGAGCAGGCGCACAGCGAAGCCCGCAGACGAAAAAGCAGTTGCGCCGCAGGCGCAAGGTGTTTTTCGCGGAGGGGTGAGCAGTGTGCCGTCGCGGAGGGCACGAAGCGTGACAAGGTCATCGAGAGCGTGGAGCGCGGTTGGGAGACGGTGCGGCGGATCGAACTGCCGGAGGATGAGGGGCTGGTGAAGAGCATCCTGCGGAGCGTGAAGCGGCGCTTGGAGGCGCCGGAAACGAAGGAGAGTACTGAACCGGAGACTGTGAAACCAGCCCCGGAGCCGGTGAAATTTGAGACTGGGCACAAGGGATTCCTGATTCTCTCCTGCGCGGGATGCGGAAAGACATGGACCGTAAACGCCAGGGAGCCTGTCGTGGAGGCTGCCTGCAAGGCCTGCGGGCAGGTGACGCAGCTGCCGGATGTCATGGCGGAGGTGGTGATACGCTGCACAGGCTGCGGGAAGGAGTGGCGGTACAGGACCAACAGTGAGCAGGCGGAGGTTACGGCCCGCTGCATCCAGTGCGGGGCGCTGATGGCCAGCCGGTGGAACAGTAAGATGCGGAAGTACCTGCCGCACAAAAAGGAGGATGAGAAGTTGTGAGCGGAACGAGCGGAGAGAGCACGGTGCTGACGGCCCTGACACTGGAGGCCAGGCGGCGCGGGACTACATATGGGAAGCTGGTGGCGGCTTTGTCGGAAAAGGAAATAGACAGGATTGTCCGGGTGTATCGGACAAAACAAGAAGCGCGGAGGCGAGCGGAGCTTTCGCCGGGAGGTGGAAGCGGAGCCGAGCGGACTTTGCGAGGACGCGGGCCTCGGAGCAAAAAAGCAGAGGTCGGGCCTGTCCGGCCCGACCTGGAAAACAATAGAAAATTGTGATTTGCCGCCCCGCAGCTGCAGGAGACGGGGGTGGCTTCAAAAAAGAAAACCGCCCCACTAGGGGCGGCCTTCTCAGACATGACAAAGTACATACATATATTTCAATCCACGGGCCCAGGGTCGAGGGCCACCGAGACAGGGGCGCCTCCCCCGTTCGACACGTTAGTTATATCATAAGCAGCACTGGTTGTCAACTAGATTTGGCGATCCCTCCACTGCTTAATTTTTTTAGCATTGTCCGTTTTCTCGCCCACCGCAAATCCGGATGCACAGTGCTAGCATAAAGAAAACCGCCCCACAAGGGACGGCCTTCTCTGTGTTTACGAAATAACACACATTTCAATCCGCGGGCCCAGGATCGAGGGCCACCGAATCAGAAGCGCCTCTTCTGTTCGACAAAGTTATTTTACTTCGACGCTCTACCGTTGTCAAGTCCTTCTGAATATGTTTTTTCCAGAAGGCGCATGACCTCTCCGATATGACGGGCGCTATATTTATCCCACCACTCAGACGGGATTCGATCCATAAGTTTCTCGCAGGTGGTAGGATAACGCCGCCATCCGCTGTAATCCTTGGCCATTTCGCCTTTTAATAACATGCACCTTTCCTCTGGGGAGAGCGCGTCTGCTTCCGATGTAAAGGATATTTTGACTGAGGGTCCTGGTTCATTAGACATAAGTTCCTCAACTGTCATATTTAGAGCGGAAGAAATAGCTAAAAGGTTTTTTGCTGTGATATTTTCCAGCTTAGACTCTCCAGCAACAATGCGGTTGATCTGTCTTACATTTACACCGGAGAGTTTTGCAAGCTCGACTTGCTTCATTCCGACTTCAGAAAGAGCTTCTTTTAGCGTCATCACTTATCCTCCAAAGAGAGCATCATGTTAATCATGTCGCGGAAGCTATCACTGATGTTTCCGTTCTCCAGAACGTTTTCCCAATAAGCTCTAATCTCAGTAGTCATTATATTTGCCTCCTGGGCTGTGCCCCTCTTGATGGTTTTATTATACGCCATTATTAGCGTATTGTCAATAGAAAAATGCTAATATTGGCGCAAAATATTTGTTGCCCCGCAGTTGCAGGAGACGGGGGCGGCCTTCGAAGAAGCGCGGAGGCGCGCAGCCGCGCAGCCGCCGGCTTACCTTATTATTATAATAAAGAACGCGCGCGCGTTCTTTGCGGGGCTCTTTAACCGCTGATAACTTGACCAACTTTAACAGAGGCCCAGGCATAGCCCAGCGAAGGAGGAAAGGGTGGGGTGAAGCAACTGATGAGATACCGGATTATATCGGGACGCACGACTGAGGTGCGGGACGTGCTCATGGAAGCGCGTACAGGACGCCGGGAGAGGGGAGCGCGAAAGGGGAAATCATCTCCGGCGCAGCAGAAGCGGAACGAAGGGGAGGCGGTACTGGCGCTGGCCAGACAGCTCAACTGCAACTGCAAGGGCGGGGATCTGTTCTTATCGTTGAAATACTCTGACAGACGGCTGCCGGAAAGCAAGGAGGAGGCAAAGCGCCTGGCGAAGAATTTTATGCGGCGGATTGCGCGGGCATACCGGAAAGAGACGGGGAGCAAACTGGTGTGGTTTTTGGTCACGGCGGATCGGTCGGCCAAGACGGGCGAACCGGTGCGCCTGCACCACCACGTGGTCATGCAGGCAATGGACTGGGAGGCAATCGCCAGGCATTGGCCGCCGGAGGAGTTCAGTTACCGGCGGCTGGATGCATCCGGCGACTATACCGCCGTGGCCAGGTATATGATCCAGAACGCGGGCTACGGGGGCGGAAGGGCCTGGTCGCATGCACTGGGTATCCGGCAGCCCAGGTATACGGCCCCGATCCCGGTGACGCGGGCGGGAACGGTACGGATACCGGCCGGGGCCCGCGTGGTGGAGCGGGAGGTCCGGGAGGACTGCGAAACCGGCTTCAGCGCGTCGTACATACGGTGGGTGGCGCCTCTGCCGGACGAGGGACGGTTATCTGACACGGCGAGGCGCGCAGGTACGCGCACGCGCGGGAAGGGCACACGGAATGGGACGGAATAGCCAGGAGGAGGTGAGATGCGCCGGCTGCGGGAAGCTGCTGGGAAAATGGAGGCGGAATGTATTTGAAAACAAGCGCGGCCGGCAGGTCATCAGGACCGAGCGGGCTGTTGTCGTGTGCCCAAAATGCGGAAGAGAGACCGTGGTGAAGAGAGATGGCGGTTGACTTTTCCGGGGCGCTGTGATATTTTAGAAGCGCAGAAGAGCGCACAAGCGCCATCGTAAACGGTGGCACGGGTGCGCTCTTTTTGCTGTATAGAGCGATTTTGCGGCCGCCTGAAAGGGCGGCTTTTTTTGTGAGAAGCGCGGAGCGCCCCGAGCAGGGGAGCTTGGACCGGAGCGAGGGCGAGCGGAGGGCCGCGAGGCGGCCCGCAGACCAGCCCGAGACGGAGGGAAAGCGACCCGGCCGCGCAAATGGGGCCCCCGCGGAAGGCGGGACGCCTTTCGTGGGGAGAGGAGGAGCAAGGGAGCGAAGAGAGACCTGCCCGGCAGGGCGGGGCGAGCGGAGCGGACTTTGCGACGACGACGGAGCGTGACAAAGAAGCGCGGAGCGCCCGGGAGGAGGTGAGCGGGATGGCCCGTCCAATGAAATTCGAGACGCCGGAGGAGCTGGAAAGGGCCGTGGAAGCCTATTTCAAAGCCATCAGCTACCGGGAGCCAGCCGTTGTAGCGACGCCTACGGGCGAAGTGGACGGCAAGGGGCGGGTGCAGTGGAAGACAAAGCTGCTGACGGAGCCGCCGGAGGAGCCGGGCGGCATCGGAAAGCCGGTGACGGTGACCAAGTGGCTGCGGCCGCCAGGCGTGGCAGGGCTGTGCCTGCATCTGGGCATCAGCCGGGACACCTGGGCGAGGTACGCGAAAAAGCCTGCTTTCCGGGAGATTGCAGAGCGGGCCCGGTTCCGCATCGAGGACTATTGGGTGTCAAGGCTGGATTCCAAGAGCGACAGAGGGGCCAAGTTTGCGTTGAGCAACAATTTTGGCTGGTCGGGAGAATGGCGGGAGCGCCGTGAGAGCGGAGACGGCGGCGACGCCCGGAAGGATATGAGCGTGGAGGCCTTCCTGCGCAGGGAGGCCGCAAAGGACGGCGGGGACTATGCATATTAACCTGCGCCATGCCGGGACGTACATTCAGCATTTTTTGAAAATCAGGACCAAGGCGGGGAAACTGGAGACGCTGCGGTTCAATCCGCCGCAGCAGAAGCTGTACGAGGCCATCCGGGCGCAGCACAGGGAGGGGCGGCCGATCCGCATCATCATCCTGAAGGCGCGGCAGATGGGGTTCTCGACCCTGACGGCTGCAGTGATTTTCCAGCGGACGGCGGTTCGTGAACTGGTAAAGAGCACCGTCATGGCCCATCAGAGCGACGCGACGGCCAACCTGTTTGGCATGTACAAGCTCTTCTACGAGGAGCTACCGGAGCCGGTACGGCCCATGAAGAAGGCCAGCAACGCCCAGGAGCTGGTCTTTGAGAACCCGGCCAGGGACCCGGAGGAGAAGAAGCGGGAGCCGGGCCTGCGCAGCGCCATCCGGTGCGCCACTGCCGGAGGACGGGGCGTGGGCCGGTCGGAGACCATACGAAACGTCCATATGTCGGAGTTCGCCTTCTGGCCGGGGCGGAAGATGGACACCTATGCCGGCGTGATGCAGGCGGTGCCGGACAGCCGGGACACGATGGTGATCGTCGAGAGCACGGCCAACGGCTTTGACGAGTTCAAGGACCTGTGGGACGACGCTGTGGAGGCGTGGGAACGCGGGGAGCGGGACGGCTTCCAGCCGATCTTTTTTGCCTGGTGGGAGATGCCGGAGTACCGGAGGAGCGTACCGCCGGATTTCCAGGCGACAGAGGAAGAGGAGGCGCTGAAGCGGGCCTACGGACTGGACGATGAGCAGCTGGCCTGGAGGCGCTGGTGCATCAGGAACAACTGCGGCGGGGATCTGGACCTCTTCCACCAGGAGTACCCGGCCGCCCCCGACGAGGCGTTTATCGCATCGGGGCGGTGTATCTTCGACAAGGCGGCCATTGTGCTGCAGCGGGAGCGGATGCGGAAGCTGGAGCGGCGGCGCGGGCGCTTCGCCTACGACTACGACGGGCTGCGCCTGAGCAATATCCGGTGGGTGGACGCCTGGAATGGAGAGATTGCCATCCTGAAACAGCCCGGAAGCGGCAGGCCCTATGTGGTGGGCGGGGATACTGCCGGAGAGGGCAGCGACTGGTTTGTGGGCCAGGTGCTGGACAATATCACGGGGGAACAGGTGTGCGTACTGCACCAGGAGAACGGAGAGGGCGAGTACGTGAGGCAGATGTACTGCCTGGGCTGGTACTACAACTGGGCGCTGCTGGGGGTGGAGGCCAACTTTTCCACTTTTCCCAACGCAGAGCTGGAACGGCTGGGGTATCCCAGGCTGTATGTGCGGGAGGCCATGGACACCTACACTGGGGCAATACGGGAGAGCTACGGATTCCGGACGGACAGCATCTCGCGGCCGCGGATTATCAGCGCCCTGGTGGAGCTGGCAGACCAGCATCTGGAGCTCATACGGGACTATGAGACCTTGGGAGAGATGCTGACCTTTGTCAAGGACGAGCGGGGACGGCCTGCGGCCCAGGAGGGCAAGCACGACGACTGCGTGATGGCGCTGGCCATCGCCCACCATATCCGGCCGCAGCAGAGCGCGCAGGTTCAGACGGCTCCGGCGGCAGGCAACGCCGTATGGACGGCGGACATGTGGGACGATTTCAACCGGGCCGGAGAGGCCGAGCGGGCCATGTTGCTGAAGCTGTGGGGATCACCGAAGGGATAGGAGACGCCATGAACGAGAAGAAAAATACCGTGTCCGCCAAGCTGGAGCTGTGGCAGCGGCGGCTGGCGGAGAGCAACAGCGCTTACAGCGCGGAAGTGAACCGCATGGACGAGCGGGAGAAGATCTACGCCGGGGACAACAGCCTGTCTCCCCTGGTTCCGGGGGACACCAGGCACAACGGACAGCCCAAAAAGACCAGCCACGTGCGCAACATCGTGTTCGAGAACATTGAGAGCCAGGTTTCTGCCTCCATCCCCGCCCCCAAGGTGACGCCGCGGCGGAAGAAGGACGAACACCTGGCGGCGGTGATCGAGCACTTCCTGCGCAACGAACTGGACCGGCTGCCCTTTGAGACCATGAACGACATGGCAGAGCGGACAGTACCCATCCAGGGCGGCGTGGGGTTTCTGGTGGAGTGGGACAACAAACAGAGGACCCACAACACCGTGGGCGAGGTGGAGGTAAGCGTGATCCACCCCAAGCAGTTCGCGCCGCAGCCGGGGATCTATACCGGCATCCAGGACATGGACTGGTTCATTCTCAAGCTCCCCACCACCAAGGAGGCCGTCCGCCGCAAGTACGGCGTCGACGTCTCCAATGAGGGCGAACAGGAGCCGGAAGTCCGGGGCGCCGGCGGAGAGGACACGGCGGACGACGCCCTCACCCAGTATGTGGGGTTCGAGGTCAACGACAAGGGCGGTATCAACCGCTACTCCTGGGTGAACGACATCGAACTGGAGAACCTGGAGAACTACCAGGCGCGGCGGCAGCCGGTGTGCGCCAAGTGCGGCCGGGTACGCCCCCTGCCGGGGATGCCTGTGGAGCCGCCGGCGCGGCATATGGGGCCCCAGGCGCAGCCCAGCGCAGCGGGTGCGCTGGGGAAAGCCGGAGAAATCGGAGCGGGCGGGGCTTTCGGCGCAGCCGGAAGCGGAGAGCACGCAGTTTATGACGGCGCGGGGCCGTGCCCGTGGTGCGGCAGCGGGGAGTTTGAGAGCCGGGAGCAGGAGTATGAGCAGGTGATGCTGCCCGTGCGCACGGCGTCCGGGCTGGAGATTCCGGGCGCGGCGCCGGGGCTGGACGAGCTGGGCAACCCGGTGCTGCAGCCCACGCTGATCCCCTACTACAGGCCGGACCTGTACCCCATTATCCTGCAGCGCAGCGTGAGCGTCTATGGGCAGCTGCTGGGCAACAGCGACGTGGACCAGATCCGGGACCAGCAGAACACGGTCAACAGAATAGAACAGAAGATCATCGACCGGCTGGTGAAGGCGGGCACGCGGATCACCCTGCCGGACAAGGCCAACCTGCGGACCGACCCGGAGGACGGGGAGCGCTGGTACATCGGAAACGCGGCGGAAAAGGCGATGATCGGCCTGTACGACTTCAAGGGGGATTTGCAGTATGAGCTGCTGTACCTGGCCAATGTCTACGAGGAGGCGCGGCAGATCCTGGGCATCACAGACAGCTTCCAGGGCAGGGCGGACAGCACGGCCACCAGCGGGAAGGCCAAGGAGTTCTCGGCCGCCCAGGCGGCAGGCCGCCTGGAGAGCAAGCGGATTATGAAAAACGCCGCCTACGCGGCGCTGTTCGAGCTGATGTTCAAGTTCTGGCTGGCCTACTCCGACGAACCGCGCCCGGTGAGCTACCAGGACTACAGGGGCGAGACGGTGTACGAGGAGTTCAACCGCTACGACTTCCTGGAGCAGGACGAGGACGGGCAGTGGTACTGGAACGACCAGTTCCTCTTTTCTTGCGACACCTCCGCCCCACTGGCCAGCAACCGGGAGGCCATGTGGCAGGAGACCCGCATGAACCTGCAGACCGGCGCCTTCGGAGATCCGGCGAGCACGGAGACCCTCATCCTGTTCTGGGCGAAAATGGAGGAGCTGCACTATCCGGGCGCCGGGACCACAAAGCAGTACCTGGAGGACAAGCTGCGGCGGGAACAACAGCAGGCCGTGATGGCCCAGCAGATGCAGATGCAGCAGATGGCCGTGCAGGCCGCCCAACAGCAGGCCGCAGCGGCTGTGCCGCGAGGAGGGAACCCCCAGGGAGGCGGAGGACTTCCCCAGGGGCTGGAGCAGGCTGTGGACGAGCGGGCCCGGAGGGACGCGCTGGCGGCCGTCCAGGGCGGAGCAAACCAGGGAATAAGCATTTGACATGCTGACCATACGCAAGTCAACGCGGGAAAATGACAAATAACGCCGGGGCCCCGACGGAGCCCGGCGAAGAAAGGAGGCGGCACCATGAAGGATGGCGGATATGCCGGCAAAATCAAGAACGGCGGCACGCAGGTTGTCCAGGCGCCCAGGCAGACCACGGACAAGAAGACGGGCACCGTGAAGAAGGGCGGAGACCTCCGCGCCGGATCGAAGTAACACCCCTGCATCCTGCCGGCCGGGCGGGCCGGAAGCACGCAGGCAACGCGGAAAAATCCATACAATACGCATGCCGACAGCGGGAAAATGGCAGCCGGCCGAAGCGCCGGAACGGAGGAGCTATGGCGGATTTCAGCGAGCAGCAGGTATTCGAGGCCCTGGGATTAGGCGGGAAAGAGCAGGAGACCGCCGCCCCTGCGCCGGAGACGGATCCAACGGCCAACCCGGAGACGGAGCCGACGGCCAACCAGGAGACGGAGCCGACGGCCAACCAGGAGACGGAGCCTGCGCCGGAGACGGATCGGGAGAACGGCCCGGAGGCGGAACCGGAGAGCGGAGAGTCAGGCCAGGAGGGAGAGGACGGCGGAGCGCCGGAAGGCGGGAGCGCCGGCGGGAAACCGCCCCTGACGGAGGAGCAGCGCAGGGAGAACGCCGCCCAGCGCCGGCGGGCGGAGACCCAGGCGGCCATCGACAGGGCCGTGGAGGAGGCCGTGCAGGCCGAGCGGGACAGGGCCAGGGCGGAAATGGACGCCTTCTTTGCCTCCGCCGCCCTGAAGAACACCATCACCGGCAAGCCCATCACCACCATGGAGGAGTTCAGCGAGTGGAAGCAGGCCTTTGACGCCAACCAGCTGCAGAAGGACCTGAAGGCCGGACGGCTGACGCCGGAGGCCCTGCAGAGGGTGATTGAGCAGACGCCGTCCATGCAGCAGATCCGGCAGCTGGCACAGCGGCAGGACGAGCAGCAGCGCCAGCAGGCGCAGGCGGCCGCCCAGGCCCGCGTGGAGCAAGAGATCGCGGAGATCCACAAACTGGATCCATCCATCAACGATGTGAAGGACCTGCTGAATATGCCAAAGGCCAAGGAGTTCTACGCCCTGGTGAAGAAGGGAAACTCTTTCTTGGACGCCTTCCGGCTGGCCAACTTCGAGGCGCTGGCCGCCAGACAGGCGGAGGCCGCCAGGCAGCAGGCCATGAACAACGCCCGCAGCAAGGACCACCTGACGGCAACCAGCAGCCAGAGAGGAGCCGGAGCCGCGCCGGTCCCGGCGGACGAGATGGCCATGTTCCGACTGCTCAACCCAAGCGCAACGGACATGGAGATTCAGGCTTACTACAACAAACAGAAGCGCTGAGCGCCCGGGAGCAGGCGCACAGCGAAGCCCGCAGACGAAAAAGCAGTTGCGCCGCAGGCGCAAGGTGTTTTTCGCGGAGGGATGAGCAGTGTGCCGTCGCGGAGGGCACGAAGCGTGACAACAAAAGCGCTGAGCGCCCCGGGCAGGGGAGCGAAGCAGAAAAAAACAGACAGATTGGAGGGTTTACTTTGTTCGCACCCATCAAGAGCGACAACGGGGCGGTTCTGCCCTGGGAATACCTGCCGGCGGAGAAGGGCGCCTACCAGGCGGGACAGCTGCTGGCGGCGGACGCAACCACGGGACAGCTGGAGGCGATTGCCGCGGACCTGACCACCACCCCGCCCTACCTGTGCATGGGGAATATTACGGTGGAGACGGCGGGGGAACCAATCCCCGTCACCCGGGTGAGCCGGGACTGGATCTACGAGACCACCCTGTCCGGCGCGGCGGCCGGGGCCGTGGCGGGCACCAAGCTCCAGGTGGAGAGCGGCGGCCTGCAGGCCAGCAAGCCGGCCACAGGCAGCGGCACCTTTGAAGTGGTGTCCCTGTCCGGCGCGGCGGACGGCGACACCGTGCGGGGCCGCTGGGTGGATCCTACGCCGGCTGCCGGCGGCGGGACCTGATTCTAAGAAATTCCAAAAGAAGGGAGAGATTGACCAATGAAAATTACGTTTTCCGAGGGCTCCGGGCTGAACGACAGCGTATACGGCAAGTGTCAGGCGCCCATCCGCATGTTCCTGGAGCAGCGGGGGGAGATGTTTGAGCAGCAGAGCGTGCTGAAAAACCTGTTCCTTATGGGCACCAGCGAGAACTACGGAGATCTGCTGACGACCATGACTGCTATGAGCGGCTTTGAGCCGGTGGGCGAAAACGGCGGCTACCCGGTGGACGGCATGCAAGAAGGGTTTAACAAACTTCTGGTATACGACACCTGGAAGGACAGTTTTGCAATCTCGGCAGAGATGATCGAGGATGCGAAGTTGATGGATCTGCGCAAGCAGCCGGCGGCCTTTATGACCTCCTACAACCGGACGCGGGAGCTGTTCGGCGCGGCCCTGTTCGGAGGCGCCATGAAGGCACAGACTTCCATGCAGTACAAGGGCAAGCAGTTTGACCTGACCACCGCGGACGGGGTATCGCTGTTCAACTCCGCGCACCCGCCCAAGGTGAGCGGAGAGAACCAGTGCAACCTGTTCAAGGACGCCTTTTCGGTGGACGCCCTGGGGCAGATGGAGACGGCCATGCACCTCTTCCGCGGGGACAACGACGAGATCCTGGACGTAGCGCCGGACACCATCCTGATCCCGGAGGTGGCCAGCCTCAAAAAGGACGTGTTCGCAGCCATCGGCGCAGACAAGGACCCCGTGTCGGCCAACAACGCATTCAATTATCAGTATGGCCGCTGGACGGTGATTGTCTGGTCCTACCTCAACCAGTTCATTACGGCGAACACCCAGCCCTGGGTGCTGCTGGACAGCAAGTACAACCAGACCTACGGCGGCGCCGTGTGGAACGACCGGATCAAGCTGGCGGTGCGCTCCACCATCGACGAGAACACCGATGCCAACGTGTGGCGGGGCCGCAGCCGGTTCAACGCGGCTTTCAACGACTGGCGCTTTGCCGCCGTGGGCGGCGTGTCCAGCGGGCAGGAGCTGCCGGACTGATAAGAAGCGCGGAGGCGAGCGGAGCAGGGCGGATGGACCGGAGCGAGGGCGAGCGGAGGGGCGCACGGCGCCCCTCAGACCAGCCCGAGACGGAGGGAAGCCGCCCGTCGCGCAGCCGCCGGAGCGTGACAGGAAGCGCGGAGGCGCCCGTCGCGGAAATGGGGCCCCCGCGGAAGGCGGGACGCCTTTCGTGGGGAGAGGAGACGCAAGAGAGCGGGCGGAGTTTTCGCCACGCATGGCGGAAACGGAGCCAAGCGGACTTTGCGGCGACGACGGAGCGTGACAGGAAGCGCGGAGGCGCTGACCCAAAACGGGCGGGGGCATCCTTGCCCCTGCCCGTTCTCTATGGAGGACGGAGCATGAAAGTTTGCGTGTACGCTATCGCAAAGAACGAGGAGGAGTTCGTGGACCGCTGGGTGTCCTCCATGATGGAGGCGGACTGTATCTGCGTCCTGGACACGGGAAGCGGGGACAAGACGGTGGAAAAGTTGGCCGACTGGGGGGTGACGGTGCGGCAGGAAATCGTCGACCCGTGGCGGTTCGACGCGGCCCGCAACCGATCCCTGGCCCTGGTGCCGGCGGACGCGGACATCTGCGTGTGTACGGACCTGGACGAGGTGTTCCGGCCGGGATGGCGGGAGGCCTTGGAAGAAGCCTGGGCGCCGGGCACAGAGCAGCTGCGGTACACCTACATCTGGAGCTTCGACGGGGCAGGGAGGCCGGGCACGTCCTTCCTCTATGAGAAGATCCACGCGCCGGGAGTGTTTGAGTGGGAGCACCCTGTCCATGAGGTGCTGCGGCGGACGGACGGGAAAAAACGGTGGGACGTGTCCACCTGCCGTGAGATCGTGCTGGAGCACCACCCGGACGCGGCCAAGAGCCGGGCGGGGTATCTGGAGCTGCTGGAGCTGTCGGTGCAGGAGGCGCCGGAGGACGACCGGAACGCCCACTACCTGGGCCGGGAGTACATGTTCCGGGGGCGCTGGGACGACGCGATACGGCAATTACAGGCCCATCTGGCCATGCCGGCGGCCACCTGGGCGCCGGAGCGGTGCGCCTCCATGCGGTTTCTCTCCCGCTGCTATCTCCACAAAGGGGAGCGCAGGCAGGCGGCGGTATGGGCGCTGCGGGCGCTGGCGGAGTGCCCGGAAACGCGGGAGCCGTGGGTGCAGGCCGAGGAAGCGGCCTATGCGGCGGAGGACTGGGATGGCGTGATCTACTACGGCACCAGGGCTGCCGCCATTGAAAAGAAATCAGACAGCTACATCAACGAGGCGAAAGCCTGGGGCGCCTGGCCGTGGGACGCCATGGCCTACGCCTATTACCGGCTGGGCGACCTGGAGCGGGCGGAGCAGGCCACGCTGCGGGCGCTGGCGGAGGAGCCGGGAAACGAGCGTCTGCTGGGAAACCTGGCCTATTACACAGGGGCCCCCGCAAGAGCCCAGCGTTAGCGGAAATGGGGACCCCACGGAAGGCGGGACGCATAAACGGGGCCCCCGCGAAAGCCCAGCGCAGCGGGTTTCGTGGGGGAAGGAGGAGCAAGGGAGCGGCGAGAGACCTGCCCGGCAGGGCGGGGCGAGCAGAGCGGACTTTGCGACGACGCGGGAGGTGAGAGACATGACGATACGGGAAGCCATTGAACTGGCAGATGAGATAAAGCCAAACGCCTTTACGGAGCGGGTGAAGCTGTGGTGGATCAACGCGCTGGAGGGGCGCATTGCGGCGGACGTGCTGCTGCTCTCCGCGCCGGAGATTGCACAGATGCAGTACAGCTACCCGGACGACATGGAGACCGGGCTGCTGATAGACCCGCCCCACGACGACATCTATGTCCTCTGGCTGCAGGCAAAAATCGACGAGGCCAACGGGGAGTATAAAAAATACCAGAACACCATGCAGATCTACAACGAGCACTTTGGGAATTTTGTGCGCTGGTTTGCATCCACCTATGATCCGGCCCAGGGGTACCGGGACGGGGCGGAGGGCTGCGACGGGCGGCCGCCCTACTATATCTCGGCCTACGCCGTGGCGGTGAAGCACGGCTTCCACGGGACGCAGGAGCAGTGGCTGGCCTCCCTGAGAGGACCGGCGGGGCCCCAGGGTGCGGACAGCACGGTACCGGGGCCAACGGGGCCGGTTGGGCCACGGGGCGAGACCGGGCCGGCCGGACCACAGGGCGCGGACAGTACAGTACCGGGGCCAACAGGGCCCACAGGCCCAGCGGGGCTTCGGGGACCGGCCGGGACACAGGGGGAGACGGGGCCGGAGGGGCCCACGGGCCCGCGGGGCGAGACAGGCCCCACGGGGCCACAGGGAGACCAGGGGCCGGCCGGGCCAACAGGACCACAGGGGCCAACCGGGCCCCTGGGCGCGGACAGCACGGTACCAGGCCCCACCGGACCGGCAGGGCCCACGGGCCCCCAGGGAAACGTGGGGCCAGCGGGGCCGGTGGGCCCAACAGGACCCCGGGGAGAGGCGGGCCTGACGGGACCACAAGGCGAAACAGGCCCGGCCGGACCACAGGGCGCGACAGGGCCGGAGGGACCCACAGGACCACAGGGCCCAACGGGGCCACAGGGGGAGACGGGCCCGGCGGGGCCAACAGGACCGGCAGGAAGCGGTACGGGAGATATGCTGGCCTCTGTCTACGACCCCCAGAACAAGGCGCAGGATGTGTTTGCTTATGCGGATACCAAGCAGAGCAGGCTGACCGGTACGGCGGGACAGATAGTCGGATTTGACGGGGATGGAAATGCTGCGGCGCAGGATCCGGAGGGCGCGTGGTATGGGACGTGCAGCACGTCGTCCAGCATAGAGGAAAAGGTGGTGGAGTGCATAGGCTTCACGCTCAAAACGGGCGCACAGATTACAGTGTTCTTCACTTACGACAACAACATCTCCTACCCGACGCTCAATGTAAATGGTACGGGGGCTTATGCCATCCGAAGAACGACGAGAGACGGGAATAATAACATAGGTGAGTGGCAGTCCGGGGAGGCGATCCACTTCGTCTTTAACGGCACATACTGGCTCATGACCGGGCGTGGTACTGCGACAACCACCTACCACGGCGTAACGAAGCTGTCAATCAGCGTGACGGACACGGCAACCAACATGGCGGCAACGCCGTTCGCCGTGAAGAAGGCCTACGACGCGGCAACGGTAGCGGCAACGGCGGCGGAAGAAGCGCAGGGCAGCATCGACAGGCACATGGACGACGCGGACGCGCATGTGACGGCGGAGGATCGGGCGGCGTGGAACGGCAGGCTCCCCCTCTCCGGCGGGACGATGACCGGCCCATTGACCCTGAGCGGAGACCCAACGGAGGATTTGCAGGCAGCGCCGAAGCAGTATGTGGACCAGAAGGTGCTTGTGGTTACTGTGACGGGGGACGCAACGGGAGTAGACGAAGGAAGCGTGAATGTAACAGCAGACAGGACTGTGAGCGAAATTTATGAGGCGTTTCGCAACGGGGCTTCTGTCATTGCGGTTTTCGACGGAGAAGTCTTTCCGCTTGGATTCTGCAGCGAAGGAAAAAGTGCATTCTATGCAGTCCCTGCTTCTCTTTACAGTGAAGCACGGTTTGCCCACGTCGTTGAAAGCGCGATATACATTGAAGCGGACAGAACTGTCTTGAGTAAAGCAAACTACAATCTCCTGCGCAGCGATTATTTTTCCTACTATGCAACAGTGAGTGAGTCAGTAGATTTGGACGAATTTACGGAGGCAGGCGTGTACTGCCTGGGCGGCGGTTCCGGCACGGTGGAACTGATCAATGGTCCGCTCAACAATCCGGTAGAGAGCGGGACGCTGGTGTATGTCACCCGGTACAACTCCGGGGTGTTTTCTCAACGCCTTTGGGTGTCGCCAGATCGATACTATCAGAGATCCTATATGGCTGGGAGCTTTGGAACGTGGACTGAGGTCAATCTGGCGCATTTGGATGAAAACGGGCAGTTGAAGCAGGAGGAGCTGCCGGAGGGCTTGGCGACGCAGGACGACCTAGAGGGACTGATGTCGCAGATGGGGGAAGCGATGCTTTTTATTTTACCCAAACCCATCACCATCACCCTTCCGGCCTCCGGGTGGAGCGGAAACCAGCAGACGGTGACGGCCACGGGTGTAACGGCAGACAACGCGGTCACGCCCGGCCCAGCCCCTGTGAGCTGGGAGGCGGCGGGGGCTGCTGGGGTTCGCTGCACGGCCCAGGGGGCGGACAGCCTGACCTTTACCTGCTCGGAGACCCCCACAGAGGATTTGACCTACAACGTGCTGATTCAGGAGGTGATGCCGGGATGATATTCAATCCGATGCTGGTGGGGGGCGGCGCCAAATTGGAGACTGTAGACGGCACCATTTCCGTGAACGAATATGCAGGTGCAAAACCAATGGTTTATTTTATTGACAGCGCTGGAGCTCAACAGACAGTCGAATACAATATTGGCGCTGATTATTCGATTCAACCACTAAAAAACTCTCTGGTCATTGTAGATGGGAAAGGATTTCGGGCAACAGTGAATGTGAGCGGCTCGATTTCACAAATCTCTGCTCTCGGTGGAGGAGTGCTAACAGGGTACGTAGCATTCTTCGCAAATGGCGCATTTACCGTGACTGTGACTTAATCGGAGGTGCAGTAATGCCGATATTTAATCCGATTCTAGTGGGCAAACAGCTGCCGACCCTGACCACGCCCGGCGCAGCGTCCGACCTGGCCTCCGGCAAGCAGCTAATCGGGCAGGACGGGGAGATTGTGACGGGGAATGTGCCTGTGGTTACAGAATTAAGTATGACGGGTACGCCGAGCGTATCCGGGTCAAATCTGGTAATAGGCCGTCCGTCAACCATGCGGGCTATTCTGCCGTATCAGGTGCCAGTTAAAATGGACGCGCCGCTCACCAGCCTGGGTGACGCGGCTGCGGCGGACGTGGCCAGCGGCAAGACCTTTACCAGCGCGGCGGGGGTAAAAGTGACGGGGACGGCGCAAAAAGCTCCAACGTTCACGGCCTATACCCATTACATCGGCATGACTTTTAATGCCTACGAACCAACGGACTATTCTCCTTATGCCCTCAATTTTTATATACCAAATAGCGTCAGCAATCTTAGCGGGAGGAGTTTCAAGGTATATGTTGGAAGTATCATTTCCGCCTCTAACCCGTCTGCATCGGACGCGACAAAGGGTGCTTTTTATGAGATGAACGGCTCGACACAGTATTTCCGTATGTACGGAAAATCTAACCAGTCGTATGCAACATACTGCCGCACTGAGGCG